ATTAATACTTATAAAGACTTTACCATATTGTGGTGGAATTAATTCTTCGCCACCAAATACAGAAATAGATTCGGTTTCTGGGTAAATTTTTGCAGGAATTAGTGTTTCATAATCATTTGCAGTAAGTGCTCTATTTTGTGATGCATAAATTCTTGGCGCATACTTCTTAATCGACTCAACTGATTCAATATTTTCTCCACCAGATGCAATTAATCCAGTAGTTAATAGTGAGATACCTGAAGTAACAGTATATTCTACAGAATTTCTATTGTATGCAATTCTTCCAGCAAATGTAAACTGACTTATACCATTTGCACTATCGCCATTGGAAGTAATATATCCAACTTCTATAAAGGTACCTTCTTCAAGTTTTTTCCCAAAAATTCCGTCGCCAAAAATAATTTCATATCTTTCATCTTCAATCTCTTGTAGAAAGAAAACCTTTGATTCATTATTAATATCAAAAAGACTATCTTGAAGACTATATTTTACTGAAATTGTTGATTGCTCATTATTTCTCACAATCACAGAAATCAAATCGGTATCAATACCACTATTTGGTAAAATAAATCTTTGATTTGGATTGTTAGAACTAAAAGTAAAATTGCTTGTTAAACGAGTTCCCTGATAAACTTCAAGATCTTCAAATGTTGCTATACCATTGAATACTGGAACTGTTATATCTTCTAAAATACAAAACACAAAGGACTGATTACCAAAACTACCTGAGGTGCTTGCTACAGGTCCTTTACGGAGGGTTAGAGAGGATGGTGTGGGAGTTATATTAGAAGTGTCTACAAAGAAACTTATTGTTGCTCTTGCTGCTTTTCTTGAGCGGGGAATATATCCAATATTTCTTGCGAGTGCTACTACATTTTCTCTCAGAGTAGCACTATCAATAAAAACCTCATTTGCCACCATATTGGCATTGTATGAAGTAATGTAGGTATTATATGCTAATACGTCTAAAATTGTTGATAAGTTCGAACCCTCAAAATCATAATCCGTAAAATTAGAATCGGATCTTAAGTAATCTTTAAGAGTAGTTTTTATTTGATCGAAATCAAGATTTGAGAAATTTATTAGTGGCATTTATCTGGTTGGTTGCAAAACGAACTCTAATTGTTGTGCTGGAATATCGGCACCAACGACTCTGTAAATAATATTTACATCAAATGCACCATTATCAAAATCAGGAATTGTTTGAACATTGATTAAACTAACCCTTGGTTCAAAGTTATTAATTGAATTTCTTATTTCATCATTAATAATTGATGCTGAAATCTCATCCACATTTTCAAATAATGATCTACTCACTCTAGATCCAAAATTAGGATTAAAGAATTTTTCACCAGGAAGGGTAAATACAATATTTCGAATTGATCTTGCAATAGCAGTTTCATTTCTAAGTGGAATTAGATCACTATTCAGAGGGTTACTCTGGAATGTCATACTAATATCCTTAAATCCTTGACTTACCCTTTCTAAAGGCATTGATTATTACAATTCTATCTTATTTATCAAGGATTTTTGACTCATAAAGTGGTTCAGTTCCATATTCCCAATCATCATAGTCTTGATCATTACGAATTCTTTCGTGAATTTCGTTTTGTACAGCAAAATCGTGTTTTTTGGGGGTCAAAAGGTCATTTGCAATTTCACGAAGCATCTTTTTCTGAGTGTTTTCCATTGTTTTGTTCCTGATTTGTTAAATCAGAACTTTTTTCGGGGTTGCTATCCCGTTCTTGTGCCGTTTTCCAGAAATATTCGTCCTCATTACCCATTGCAAGACGTTCATAACTGTGTTCAACTTGATAATACCTTGTAGATACCTTAAAATCGGGTGTTTTGGGGTTTTCTGGTGTCAAACTGTTGTCATATATGCGAATTCTATTGTTTGGATAGAGTGCATACTGCCCATTATATAGTTGAATAAGATTAAATGACTTGTGTTCTGCAGGATTCTCTGAAGTTGCATAGTCAATTACATCTGGGTCTTGATGATAGTTGTCTAAAGTGCAGATGTAAGAACCTTTCTGAGGTCCATAATCTCTTGTATAGCATTCATAGTCCATAGAACCAATAAACTGCTTACAAATGGATACTACACCATAATCCATGCAGTTCCAGAATTGTAAGTTAGGTAAATCCATATCAGGATTTGGAGTTTCTGGACGAGACAAAAACGCACTAATTGGTAGTTTGTCATACATTGCAGCATACTCTGGTAAGTATGTCTCAAAATAAAAAGTACGTCCAGGTATCGACTTTGCCGATACCCAAACGCCTTTTACAAACTCTCCAAATCCACTTTGATGATCAGTTAAGTATTCTTTACGAATCCAGACTTCCTCAGAAGGTAAGTTGGTGATTAAACATGACACAGTATTAAGTTATGCATCTTTAATACTATTTAACTCTTTCCTTGTCCTCGATATTTCTTTTGTTTTGCATTACGAGAAGTTGCCGAGAGCAATGTTCGAGAACTTCTCCCTTGACGAGTTTTCTTTGGTGTTCCTGATTCAAACACCGTTTTATTCATACCACCTTTAGAAGCCATAAGTTATCTCCTTAGAATCAAATAATACGAGTCTTTTCATGTCCCACGCGAATCCGAGGGTCACACCAAATATCAAAACCTTTTTCAATTGCATCAAGACAGAATGAAACATCCTCTCCACACATATCTTGTACTGCACCAGATTCAAAGACTTGCATCTTAGGAGCAAACCAAGGATACTCAAGATTCTCAAAGACTCCTTTCTTAATCAGTACCCAACCAAATCCAGTGTAATCAACTGTAAAAGGTTTACGACGCTTGCTGATAGATTCAACAGTTTCATGATTCATCACTCCACCATTCTTGCGGAAGTCATCTTCCTCTAACCAGTGTGCGACAGAGGTTGTGTGTCCATCTTCTGTTGCATACCAACCACCAACGATTTCTTTCTCTTCTCCTTCTGCATTCAGAGACATATCACAGAGTTGCCAGAACTTGTTAGTGTCAAAGACAATATCCGAGTCAATCCAAAGTTGATAATCATACTGCAGTTTACCATCCCATGGAATTTGTTTAGGTCCACGAAGAACATTTGCTCCGAGACACTTACATCTTGCAAAGTTTACCATTGATGAGTAATCTTGTGAGATTTGAATACTCATTCCATTTTGTACAATATCAAAACAAAGTTGTACAAATGCTTTGAGAAAGATAAAAGAACAACCTCTACCAGGAAGACAGAATACAATACTCTTTCCTTTCATTCTTTCTTTAATTGCAACATAATCCCAATCTTCAGTCTTGGGAGTAGGTGCTGTTGCTTTAACCGTAAATCCTTTTGCCATAAAGTTTAGTCAACCTTCAGATCAATTTTATCAGGTATATATGATTTTGTCAATTAGAAGAGTGTAGTGATGTGAGTTTATTCACAGATAACTCTTAATATGACAAGTCTTCTATTTTATAATCAGTTTTCATTAAACCAACCATATTGTTT